AGCGGGATAGAGTACTGGTAACTCACTGGTCTCATAAGCCAGGCATCTGGGTTCAATCCCCAGTCCCGCTACCAGAACGTTATAGAGAGGAGCGATAGCTTATGGCAGACATACACGTACCCATGGACATCCGTCACAACATGGCCCTGGAACTAGCAGAGATGCTTAGGGATAAACTGAATAGCTACTATGGCAGAGACAGGTTCTCAGTAAGCAGCTTGCAGGATACCCCAGGTAACACTGTAATCATCATGATGAAAGATGAGGACTTCCCCGAGGGGATGTTATATGCTGAGTGGGAACCAGGTTTTAATGTAGATGTAGCTATGGAACTGATCATAGCAAATGCGGTAGTAGAAGATCAATCTGATTAGGTCCCTCCTCTGCCTGGTCAGCGCCTGGGGTGAGCGTATCACCCCACTTATTTTTTAACCTACAGAGGTATCCCTATGGAAGATTCAGCCGTTACAGAGCGCATCATGAAGGCTATGAATAATCTCACAGAGATAGCTGACTGCTTTGAGCTTCTTATCTCCTACGAGGATGAGGATGGTGATATACGTGTAGGTAGGTATGGGTTTGGTAACTGGCTCATGCGCCAGGGAATGATCCAGCAAGCCATGAGAGATGAGGATAGTGAGAGGATCACCAGTTACGTGGTAGAGGAGTTATGTGATGGCGAAGACTAATGAACCAGTAGTGGAAGTAGAATCCCTCTTCACCCCACACAAGTACCAGCTAGAACTCTTTAAGGCATGGAAGCGCTGGAACATAGCTATCACCTGCCGTGGTTGGGGAAAGACTGTAGCAGCTGTCATGAAACTCCACGACTCAGCCCTCAACAGTAAGGTTCCCCTAACCTTTGCATATATAGCCCCTGTTAAGGCACAAGCCTGGGATGTGATCTTTGAGGTCATTGAAGAATTTGTAGCACCCCTTGAAGAGTATGGGGTACTCAAGGTTAAGGCATCTACCATGGAGATCCACTACAAGAATAGTGGATGCAGGATTAAATGCTATGGTGCTGACTACCCAAACAATAAGGTTATTCGTGGTAAGACCTTTGGTGGGGTAGTAGTTGATGAGTTTGACAGTATCTCCTATGATGTCTGGTATAAGATCATTCGTCCATGCCTGCGTAAGCATAAAGATTGGGCTCTTCTTATTGGAACCATTGAGCCAGGTAGTAACCTGATCAGTATGCGTAACAAGGTACTGGATGACCTTACTTGGCAGTGTAAGACCTACAAGTTCTCTGAGTGCTGGAGCGACCTTCCAGCATATGACGAAGATGAATACCACTCTGTGATGAGCCAGTTTGCCGACCAACCTAATGTACTGGCTAGAGAGTATGAGTGTGATGAGAATGCCACAGATGATGATGTAGTAATCCCTGCCCCCCTCGTGGAAGCGGCTAAGGGGAAGCACATACCTGAGTCAGTCTATAGTAACCTAGTGAAGGTGATGGGGGTAGATGTAGCTACCGGACACGGATCTGATAAATCAGCAATCTGTATGCGACAGGGATTAGCATGCCAGCCTCTCTTAGAATTCAATGAGGACAATATGCGTATGGCTGACATTGTAGCCACCTATATTGACAAATGGCAACCTGATGCTGTCTTTATTGATAAGGGGCGTGGAGAGGGCGTTATAAGCCGCCTACGCCAATTAGGCTACACTGTGATAGGAGTTGACTTTGGGGGTAGCGCTATACGTAAGGACCTTTACAAGAACAAGCGTACCGAAATGTACTTTGGTATAAAGGACTGGCTAGAGAGTGGTGGGGCTCTACCTCCTGATGACATACTATGCCAGGAGCTTAAGGTGGCAACCCTGCTCCCTGGTGAGCACATGATGATGGAACGCAAGCAGAAGATTAAAGAGAAGCTGGGCAGATCTCCTGATAAGGGTGACTCCCTCGCTCTAACCTTTGCCGCTCCAGTACGAGCACAGGGTAGTATGAATCATAGAGCTAAGACCGTGGCTTCCACTGGTTACAGGCCATTACAACAATTCGGGAGAAAACGCCATGGGCTTTTTAGATAGTTTTAAGAAATCAATGGGTGGGGGAGGAAGCTCCTCAAAAGATTTTATTGGCGGACTTGCCAGTAAGGGAGGGATCAAGAGCGCTCTTGGTTTTAATCAGTACCAGAATGCCCATGATGTGGCACGTGGTAAGGTGGACTTTTGGAGGGGTGGTGAACTTGCCTTTAAGGATGCCACTAAGGCTGGACTTAGTGTGGGGTTTGGGGCACACCTCCACAGCGCCACAACTACACGTAACGCCATCCAGAAGCTCTTTGACCAAGACGATACAGAGAAACCCCCAGACGTAGAAACACAGCCAGGTGTAGGGGCCGAGACAGAGACAGAGAAGAGTGCAGCACGCAAGAGAGCACGCCAGCAAGCAGCCCTACGCTATGGCAGTGCAAGCACCATCAATACTTCCGCCCTAGGTCTACAAGGCCAGGGAGCACAGGTAGGAAAGAAAAAACTAGTAGGTGAGTAATGTCGCTATTGAGCAAGCTAAAGGACAGGGTCAAGTCCATGGAACAGACCTTTCGTTCTCGTGGCTGGGAGCGCACAGGTCTAGACGTTAAGCGCTTCCTGGTTCCAGATCGTGGACGGTTCCTACAGGGTAACAACCCTAAAGACTCCAATGACTCTAAGCCTGAAGATAGAGAGTATGTCCTAGATGATACCGGTGAGCAAGCCCTGTCTTACCTAGTAAGTGGGTTTATGAGTATGCTAGTCCCTGAGACTAGTCCATGGCTCAAGCTAAAGCATTCTAATCCACAGCTGCAGTCCATCAAAGAGATAGGTGTATGGCTGGACGATGTACGGGACTTAGTCCTACAGGTCTTCTCAGATGCTGATGTCTATGGAACCCTGTACAATACCTTCACAGAGTTTGGGGCCTTTGCCACAGGTTGTCAGCTACTAGACGCTGACCCCATCAATACCTTGCAACCTAGAAGCTTCACCTATGGTGAGTACTTCCTTCGCAATGGAGAGAACGGTAAGCCTAATACCTTTGCCCACAGAAGCTACTGGACTGCAAGAGAGCTGGCTGACCGGTTTGGTGAGGAAAACCTATCACACACCGTTAAAACACACCTCAAGGATCAGGGACAGGCTGATAAGAGATTCCTGGTATGGCACCTGATTGAACCGAATGATGGTAGACTAGAGGGTCTATCTAATCCTACTAGGCTCCCCTTCAATAGTGTGTACTTTGAACATGATGTAGGTGATAACCATAAGAACCTTCTAGAGGTTAAGGGTTACCACGAATTCCCAGTACAGGCCCCACGGTGGGCAGTGATCTCAAATGATGTATATGGGAAGGAATCCCCAGGACTTAAGCAGCTTGGTAATGTGAAGATGCTGCAGTCCGTGGTAGAGGACCGGCTGATCATCACTAAACGTATGGGTGATCCACCCCTGGTAGCTACAGGTGCCCAGTCTGATATTAATGCCCTCCCTGGTGGGGTTACCTATGGTACGGATGCTTTCGGTAATCAACCTGTGGTATCACAGCTATTCCAGGACAACCCTAATATCCAGGCTCTCCTCACCTCTGAGGAGATGACTAGAGAGCTTATCACAAATGGCTTCTTTAATCAACTATTCCTCATAGTAAGCGATGTAAGTGATGCTAAGCGCATGACCGCTACTGATGTGGTTAGTAGGAATGAAGAGAAGTTTGCGATGCTAGGCCCTATTCTAAACAGGGTCTTCAATGAACTGCTTGAACCCATGATCTACCGTACCATCAACATCCTGGAACGTCAGGGATTCTTCCATCCGGAATACGGTGAGTACCCCATGCCAGCAGAGCTTGAGGGTCAGGTCATTGACATTGAATTTGTAAGTGTCCTTGCACAGGCACAGAAGGCTGTAGGGCTTAATGCTATTGACCGGTACCTGGAACGGGCTGGTATAGCTGCTAGCCTAGATCCTAGCGCCTTAGATGCAATTGATATGGATGAGGTAATGAATGCATACGGACAGAATGTCCCTGCACGCATTGTCACAGACCAGGAAGAGCGTGATGCTATTAGGCAGCAGAGAGCACAGCAGGAAGCTGCGATGGCTCAGATGGCTGCAATGGAAAGCGCAGCACAGACAGCAAAGACCATGTCAGAGACTCCGACAGCCGAAGGCACCATGCTAGAAGAGTTAGGAGCAGAGGAGGAATAAGTGGGTGTTAAACCAAATGCCATGGAATTGCTAGAACAGAATCTAGCATCTAGGCAGAAGGCAGCAAGTAAGCGCACAGACAAACAACTGAGTAGGCAACAGCACTTCAGGGATCTTGTAGAGAGGTTACTGAATGGTCATCACCTAACAGCTATAGAGGGGCGTGAACTGTATTGGGAAGTAATGGCTCAGTGCGAGGCATTAGAAGCTGATCCGTTCACGGGCAATAGCCAGACCTACTATAATCTAGGACTACAAGTACATCCTAGGTTTATGCAGAGCTTGGCAAAGAATATTAGTATCGAGTTGTTTCACAAAATGGAACGTGAAGCTATCACTCGAAAGAATGAGGAATCTAAGTAATGGCAGCAGAAGAAGGCGTAACACAGGCTAACACCAACGTAGGCGACCAGGCTACTACCACTACTCAATCAGAAGAAACGCAGCAAGCACCAGCAACTCCAGAGCCTTCAGTACAAGAGACAACTCCTGTAGTGGATGCTAAGGAAGCTAGCAAAGAACCGGTTAAGGATCTTGGCTTGCTGGGCAAAACTGAACAGGCCGAAGTAAAGGCCCCAGAAGAGTACTCAGAGTTCAAGGCTCCGGAAGGGATAGCCGCTACTTGGGATGAATCAACCATCCAGGAATTCAGCGGTATCGCTAAGGAAGAGAACCTGACCCAGGACGAAGCTCAGAAGGGTTTCAACGTGGTATCCAAGGTGCTTGATAAGTTGGTAAAGGAAAACCAGGAAGCCGAAGCTAAGTTTGCTGAAGAGCAGGCGAAGATTTGGACAGAATCACCAGATAGCGACAAGAAGACAGTCCTTGCTAAGGAAGCGCTTGAGCGTCGTCCTGAATTGCAAAAGGCTGCTGCTGAACGTGGCTACCTGAATGATGCTAACTTCGTAGGTTTACTGGCAGAACTTGGAAGACTTGAATCTGAAGGAAAGTCGCTAACAGGTGGCGGAGAACCGTCCGCCAAGCCATCACACCCGTATGGGCCTGAATGGCATTAAACACAAAGGAACTGAATCATGGCTACTATTGGTGCAAGTTACACCACACTCGCTGACATCGTCGCACGCACGAATCCTGATGGCTCTGTAGAACGAGACATCGCTATGCGCGTAGCACGTACTAACACTATCTTGCAATATCTTCCATTTAAGGAAGGTAATAAACCTGATGGTAATCAAATCGTACAGGCTGTAAAGCTGCCTACGGTTGGATATGTCAAACTGAATAAGGCCCCGACCTCGTCTAAGGGTCAGACTGCGCAAGTCACCGACAACGTTGGATTGATGATCACTAACTCTGACATCCACGTTGAAGTCGCTCGCCGCAACAACTATGAAGCAGGCTGGCGAACTAGTGAGGACATGCTCTTTGCAGAAGCTATGAACCAGCAGTTTGCTTCTGACCTGATCTATGCTAACCCAGCTACGACTCCAGAGAAGTTCAAGGGCTTGGCACCTCGTTATGCCGCACCTAGTACCGTTCGTAACAACGCTGGTTATTACATGATCAGTGGTAGTGGTTCTGGTTCTGATAATACCTCTATCTGGCTCGCATCACTCGGCATGGATGGTGTCTACGGTCTGTATGGTAAGGGACAATCCGCTGGTATGCAGATGGAAGATCAGGGCATCAAAATGAAGGCTGACCGTGATGGTAACCTGATGGATGTGTATCGCACACAGTTCCGTTGGGAAGTTGGTTTGCAGATCAAGCGGCCTGGCGCTGCGGTACGTGTCTGTAACATCGACAAGAGCAACCTCGTAGCTCAGTCGTCTGCTGCTGACCTCAGTGTCCTTCTGCAGCGTGCAGAAAACCTGATTGAGCCTGGCCTTGGTCAGATGGTGATGCTAATGAACCGTACCACTAAGGCATGGTTGGAAATCCAGGCAAGCAAGGAAACCACTCTGGGTCTGCATAATATCGAAGACACCTTCGGTAAGCGTATTCTCGCCTTCCGTGGTATCCCCATCCTGCAGACGGACGCCATCACGAATGCAGAAGCTACCGTCGCTGACACCTTCCAGTCTGACATTTAATCCAACCAGAAGGAATTGAATAATGAGCATGATTGACTATGAGAACGAACTGGCTGATGCACAGGCTGTAACCACTACAGCTATCAGTGAGAACATCATCAACATGGGTTCTTACCCGCAGTACATCGCAGGTGAAGACTTATTTGTTACTGC